ATCTTCCTCTTTATCGAGAGTTAATTCTTGAGGATGCATGGGGTCGGGATCCATATAAATTCGATTATTATCAAAAATTAAAATATGAAATAGAGAATAATAAAATATGAGTGATGATTATATTGGTGATACAACTGAAGAGTTTGATTCAGACTTTCAGTTGGGGATTCTGTCGTTGATGCAGCGGGATGTAAAATTCCTATCTTATGCGTCCGACAATCTGTCCCCTAATTATTTTTCTGACAAAGATGTTTCTTGGGTTTTCTCCGCGTTAAAAAAGCATTTTTTAGATACTCGCAGTGTTATTAGTCAACGAGCGATCAAGGACCGGTTGCTGGTGGAGCTAAAGCGTGGTCGTGTGGCTGCGGAGCGGATACCTCACATCCGAAAAGTGTTCCTCCAAGTTCGCGACGATGCTTTGACAGATGCTGGGTACATCCAAGGTCGCGTAGTACGTTTTGTGAAGAAGAACGTGATGCGTGAGGCGTTTGTTGTGGCGTCAGCCGCCTTTCAGAAAGGTGACTACGATGGGTTGGCTAACGTTTTTGTAGAAGCCCACAAGAAGTCAGACATTGTTTTTAAGACGGGTCAGACTTACCCAGACATTGATCACTTTGACGAGCGAATAAAGCGTCGTAACGTGGTACGCAAGGTAGTCCCCACTGGGATTATGGGTTTGGATGATTACCTCCGAGGAGGAGGGCTCGGTGAGAAAGAGTTGGGTGTTATCCTTGCTCCTACCAACCGGGGCAAGAGTATGATGCTCAAGCACATCGCGGAGTTTAATATGCTTCGTGGGATGAACGCTTTAATCTTCACCCTTGAGATGAGTGAGGACAGGTACCTAGATCGCTTTGACATGTCTTTGGCGAGGCTTACCACCAATGAGATGCTTGATGGCTCTGAGAAGGTACGTAAGAAGCTCCAGAAGATAGCTGACAACCCGGCATACGGTAGGGTTCACATTAAGGAGTACCCTACTCAGATGGCTACTGTGGATAACCTGAGGTCATACACTGACAACCTTCGACGTAGTGGGTTCTTTCCAGATTTCGTAGTGGTGGACTATGCTGATCTTCTCAGCAGTACTACGAAGTACACAGAGAAACGGCACGAACACAGCCACATATATGAGACTTTGAGAGGGTGGGCAGTAGAGGAGGGGTTCCCGCTGTGGACTGCAACGCAGGCTAACCGAGGGTCTCTTAGTAAAACTCAGGTGACCGTGGGGGACATCTCTGAGGACTTCGGTAAGGCCATGATCGCAGATGTCATCGTAGGTCTGTGCCAGAACAAGAAAGAAAAGGACACGCAGGACATGCGGCTCTTCATTGCAAAGAATCGAGACGGGGCGTCAGGCATGGAGATATCTATACGTACCGACTTTTCTCACGGAAGATTTTATGATGGGCCTTGACAAGGTGGTCTTTAGGGACTACCCTTGTGTAGTAATTTAAAAAAGTGCTTATGTATAAATACAAAAATATAATAAACAAAGACTTTTTAAGTTTTGAGTTTTATAGACTTGTTGAGCTTTTTATACCTGACGAGCTTGGCTTTTTACCTGACATTAGTTTTTCTGTTCTGGATTCTCACCCAAAGAACTTTGCTGCTAAATGTTGTTTGGAAACCAACAAGATTGAATTCTACCTTAACTACCATGTTGCTTACCCAGAAGATTATAAAACGACCTTACTGCATGAAGCTGGGCACTTTATATATGGGTTAGGTCATCAGGGGTTTGAAGACTACTATTCTTATTTAAAAGTGAGACAGCGAGGAATACCCGAATTAGTAGTACCCCGCAGTTATTGTGAGTTTAGATATTGCCACCCTATTAATTCTAAAACTTATAAATTTAAGTGCAGTGGTTGTTTAAAATCTTTAGAAGAGATTTCTTTTGATAGAGCTTATTGCTTTGGTTGCGATAAGCAGATGTTACTAGTATCTGGTCTTTAGGAGGTGACAATAATTTCAACTTGGTATAGTACTTTATTCCTTAAGTGGAAGAGGGTATTTAAATGTCTAGAGCTAAGGGTAAACGGTGGCCAGACCTTATATCCTCCTGTGTTAAGTGCTCTTCCCACAAAGATAAGGTGGCTTATAGCAGGCGCGGTTTATGTGTGTCTTGTGAGAAAGTGGAGAGGCGTGCTGGGCGTGTTAAGTCTTGGCCTAAGATCGGTAGGGATAAGGAGAAGCACTCTACTGCCGCTACCAGGTATACCAAGGACAACTATTGGCGTCGTAAGCGTGCCCGTGTCATTTACACAGTGGTAAGTAGCATAGGGATCACAGAGGCTTCCGAAAGACTTGGGGTCGATCGCGAAGAGATCCGTAACTGGATGAATGGCGCTAACATACCAGAAGATTTTATTGAGAGGGTTACTGACCTTAAGGATAAAATAACTACTTTAACAACACAGGCTAACTCTAATTTGAGAGAGGAAGAACTTTTCAAAAGTAGAGGAAGTCATATTAGAATTTTTGACGGTAAGATATTTGAATAGAAAAGAATTTTTATCAAAATTTGATTTTGATAGTTATATAAGAAACAAGTTTTCGTTAATACTTGAGACCAGTGACGAAGATCGCGTGCGCGTTATTTGTCCTATGTGTTCAGACACTAGAGGGCACTTGTACGTTTTGATTTCTGCGGGACTCCCCTTTTGTCAGAAGTGCAAGTACGATCCTAAGTCCCCGATCAAGTTTATCGCAGACGTAGAGGGCATCAGCTTCTCTGAAGTTTACCAAATGTGTGACGGTAACCTTTCTTACCTAGACGTGTCGGTCGAAGAGGCCGTAGATAGCCTCTTTGAGGAAGAGGAAGAGGAGTTCTTTGAGTACGAAGTGATGGCGTTTGACCAAACCTTCGTACCCGTCCTAGAACGTGTAGGAATACCCCCAATAGATAACGCACTAGATAGGTCGCAGCAGTACCTGTTGGACAGGGGCGTAACACGCGAAGAGATACAGAAGTATGACATACGATACTGCTACGAAGGGCAGTACGCGGGCAGGGTGGTGGTGCCGTGCCTGTACGAAGGAGACTTAGTCACTTTTGTGGCGAGAGACTTGTTTGGGTTTAGCGATAGAAAATATTTAAACCCCCAAGGAAATAAACAATCTGATTTCCTATATAACGCCGGGAATGTGAAGGGGGAAACTGTCGTCCTGACGGAAGGAGTGTTCGACGCCATCAGTGCCTCACGGTGCTACCCCGCTGTTGCCTCTTTTGGGAAGTCCCTGTCGTCTCGTCAAATAGATTTGTTAAATTGTTTTAAATTGGTGGTTTTTTATTGGGACGTAGATGCCTACCCCCAAGCGGAGAAATATGCTCAACGTATTCAGGCCGAATGTGTTTGTGTATTACACGCAGACGGGAAGGATGCAGGCTCTAGGTCTCAACAAGAAAACCAGAGGCTTTTAGACGCCGCTGTACCTTTTGGATCTGTCCCGTATGAGATGTTTAAATTAATGAATTTAAGTTCTTGACTGGCTTAGTAGTGGCGTGGTAGTTGGCTTGTACTCTTGTTACCCACTGAGGAGGAAATGTGAGACTAAAAAAGAGTAAAGATAAAAGTACTAGAAAAACTAAGATTCAAATTTATGTGTCCCCTGTAGACTATGACTTGCTTGTAGAGGACGGTGAGAAATGTGGAATTACCGTTTCTGAGTTAGTTAGAAGTCTTATTAGGAAGCACTACGACGAGAAGTTGGGCCGTGTTTAATGGCTCACCCGGAGTGTTTTGGTAGGGAGTATGTTGATGAGCAGGGCGGGGAGTGCCCTCATGAGGAGTGCCTTTTACGGTACGAGTGTAGGCAAGTCTTTGCTACAGCGCGCCGGGTCCTCGCTTCTCAACGACCCTCCCCAAAAAAGACTACTACTACTAAGCCTTCGGTTTCTTCACACCAACAACCTATAAAAAAGAAACGAAGTGGTTACGTCAAACCTGGGAAACTCCTTTACGTTGACGAAGGAACTCTAAGAGACTCTCTAGTATTTGAGATAAAAGAGTATCTAGAAGAGTTCGGGTTCCTGACCAAGTCTACCAAGTGCCTGCACTCGTTCTTGGATGATCAAAAAAGATTTCTACTAAAGATTGATACCCGAAGAAAAAACTCTATTTTACTGTATGTAAACGAAGAATTGTCTGACCACCTTTTAGATGAAAGGTTTAAGTGTCGGGCGTTGTTTGATTCCGAGAAGCCTAATTTTCCGAATTATCTTAAGTGGGTAGCCACGATACGATCGGAAGCAGGGGTGGCGAGATTTAAAACAGCTTTTGAAAATTATCGAGTAATCCCAAAATGATCTTAAACGATTTCAAATGTAAAGACTGTGACTCGTCTAACGAGCAAAGATACAAATACGCCAATAGAGATAAACTAGTGTGTCCAGAGTGCGGAAGCGCAAACCTTCAGCTATTGCTGAGTGCCCCCGCAGTACGGACGTTAGATAGTAGAGAGAAAATATCACATGCGCTTAAGAAAAGAACCGTCGAAGACCACAACAAAAACAAATCCGACAGGCTCGAAAGGGCCAAAGCGAAAAACCCGGAGGTCTTCTAAACCTAAGAGCCGAGAAGAGGTTCTAGAGAAGGTTCTTTCGGAAGCAGATATTAGTGGGATTGCTCCCGACGAAAACCACAGCTTTATCTGCATAGATACGACAGAGAAGCTGCTTGAAGTCTTTGAGGCTTTTCTTAAAGACGACCCTAAGACGGTTGCTGTAGATACTGAGACGGAAGGTCTTAAGTGGCACCACCGAATTATTGGAGTGTCTTTCTCTTGGGACGACCATCACAACTATTACATCCCGATGCGTCACGTTGGGGATGAAAAGCAACTCTTTGTTGAAGATTGTGTGGACGTACTCAATGAGATGTTTTCTTACGAGGATAAGAATTACGTCTTTCACAATTATAAATTTGACTACCACAAGCTCGTGAAAGAAGGGGTCAGGATCAAGGGGGCGATCCACGACACCATGCTCATGCATTACATTCTAGACGAGAATGATAGACACGCGCTAAAGCACCTAGCTACGAAATTTATTGACCCCCAAGCCGATTATTACGAAAAGGTTATTTCTGACATACGAAGACGACTTGCGCGAGGTCTCAAGATTAAACTTGCTGACTTCGGGTTCGAACACATCCCCGTCTATATAATGGTGCAGTATGCTTGTCGGGACACTCTCTATACTCTTAAGCTTTTTAATAAGTTCAGCAGTGACATTTACTCTGACGAAACTAGGGCTAAGGTTTACGAACGGGAATTAGATCTTCTTCCTGTCCTGTGTGGCATGGAAGAGGTAGGTGTCTACGTAAACCAAGACTTGCTTTCTGAAAAGTCTGACATACTGCAAGTAGAGATAAACGAACTACAGACTCAAGTGTGGGAGTTGTCCGGGGTCGAGTTTGATCTCAACAGCCCTAGTCAATTGTCTGAGGTTCTTCGGGGTAAGGGAATACACACCGGGCAGTATACCCCTAAAGGCAAGATGTCCACCGACAAGAAGTCCTTGAAGGGGATCTCTAATCAGTTCCCTTTCGTAAAGAAACTCTTAGAGTACCGCGATCACTATAAGAATAAGAACACGTACACTGACCCCTTACGAGGGCACTGTGACGAGAACAGTTTTATCCACTGTAGCTATTCGCAGGCAGTTGCGGTTACAGGGAGGCTGACGTGCCGCAACCCCAGTCTCCAAGTTATCCCCCGGTCCACGGGTATTCGGGATGCGTTTGCCCCCCCAACTAAGGACCACTTGATTGTCCCGATCGACCTTAGTCAGATTGAGCTTCGTCTTACCGCGCACTACAGCGAGGACCCGATTCTCCTTCATGCGTACACACATGACGAGGACATCCACTCGCGTACCGCTGCGGAGATCTTTGACATCGACATATCGGAGGTCACAAAAGAGCAACGAACAGTTGCAAAACCCATCAACTTTGGCATCATCTACGGCATCGGACCTAGCAAGCTAGCCGAGACCTTAGAGGTTCCCGTTGTGGAAGCCAAACATTACATAGATATGTATCTCACTAGGTACGCGGGAGTGGCCCTCTTTATTAAGAGGTATCAGAATCTCGCTAAGAAACATGGTTTCGTAAGAAACTATTTTGGAAGAGTTCGGCATCTAGATTTCTTAAAGAGCCGACAAATAGAACAGTGGCAGAGGGAGCGCGGGTATCGTCAGGCTGTCAACTTTGTAATTCAGAGTTCTGCCGCTGATATGTTCAAGATAATAATGAGGCGTTGTCATGACTTACTAACGGGAAAGCGTTCCACGATGGTCATGAACATTCACGATGAAATCGTGTTTTACATTCACGAAAGTGAAATCGATTTACTAATCCCCATTAAAGAAGCATTTGAAAATTGGGCTTTCAAGGTTCCGATCTTAGCTGAAATATCTTACAGCACCGTATCGTGGGGAGCTAAGCAAGCATTGGAGGACATCTAGTGAGTGATGAGAACGAAGAGCACTTCATCTCTATTGATGGTAGTAGATTTGACCTTAAACCTCTGTACTTGGAGCTTGACCCTGTGCAAGATGTTAAGGTAGATCAGTCCGACCTGCACGGGGAGTTTATGCGGCAGTCGGAGTTGAGTGCTGCGTATGGATACCTGACAGCGGAAGCTGAAAAGCAGGAGAAACTAGTCGAGTATCAACTGGAGAGACTTCACGCGATGCTCGACAAACAGGTGCGTGACGAGTTTGCTATGGCAGGCGAGCGTGCGACAGAGAACAAAATACGCAATAGCGTAATAACCCACAGAGAGTATCAGGAGGTAAAACTAGAACTCATCGAAGCCAGGAAAAACAAACAGCTTTTCAAAGCGACATGTGGTGCTCTCAGTCACAAACTTCAGGCGTTGATAAACGCTGGTGCTGATCACCGTAAGACTTTTGTAGAACCAACTATCCTTCGGGACCAATAGGAAATTGAAAAATGGGTAAGTTTGATAATTTTGTAAGTTTAGACCTTGGTAAGATGGCTAGCGACGAGAGTCGTTTTGGTCGCGGTAAGCGCATCCAGCGCCTCAAGGTCCAAGTAGGCCAGCCACGAGTGATTAGGATTCTTCGTGGGGCGACGGACTCTTCTTTCTATCGGGTGCGTTCTCAGCACTGGGGAATCCCAGTCGGGCACGGAAACACGCCTCCCCTCTCCTGCTCGCGAAAGCATGGAGACAACGAGCCCTGTTATTTTTGTGAACAGGTTAATGAATACTACAACTCCGGGGACCCTCGTCAGAACGAGTTAGCTCGCCGCATGAAGGCGTCTGTGAGTGTCATCAGCAACGTCATTGATGTGAAGGACCCTCTTAATGATGACGGCACACCTAAGGTGCTCATCTGGCAGTATTCTTGGAAGCTCTTTCAGGAGATTCGATCTTACTTTCGGGACGCTGACTACGGTGACTTGACTCACCCACTCAATGGCCGGAACTTCAAGATCTCTGCGTCAGTAGTCTCCTCCCAAGGGCAACGTCAGTGGACGCGATACGATCTTCAGGTAGGTGCTAAGCCCACTGAGTTGGAGACCCCGGAAGCGTTGGATCACCTCTATGACCTCGACAGCACTTTCCCTGTGAAGATCTACAGCTATGAGGAGCAGAAGATGATCTGGGACGGGACGTGGGACCCCAGGTCTGGCCGAACCGCGCTTCCTGCTTCGGCAGCGTCTACAGCGCCTAAGCTGGAGAGCAAGAACACCGAGGAGGAGTTTGCTGATACCCCAAGTCCTAAAGCAGCCCCAAAGGAGGATGACCTTGATGAGTTTGAGGCAGCTTCTGAAGACGATGATTGGGGGGACCTGACTACGTCGGGTGACAGCGAAAAACAAAACGCTATGCAGCAGAAGTTGGCGGCTCTCAAAAAAGCGGCAAAGAAATAGGCTATGAAGATTAAAAATCCCTCTAAGACTAAAAAGACTAAAAAATCTCAACCCTTGAAGGGGGTTGCGGAGACTCCTTCTGATAAAGTTTCGGCTCTTGCGGCGCTCATGAGTAACGTGTCAAAGAACTACGGAGATGGTTCTTTGATGCTTATGGGAGATAGCCCCCGCGCAGATGTCGAGGTTATCCCCTCAGGGTCTATTGGAATGGATTACGCTTTTGGGATTGGGGGGTACCCTCGGGGCCGGATTGTGGAGATCTATGGCCCGGAGAGTAGTGGTAAGACCACCCTGACGTTGCACGCTATTGCAGAGTGTCAGCGTCAGGGTGGTGTTGCTGCGTTCATTGATGCTGAGCACGCTTTAGATCTCTCCTACGCTCGAAAGCTCGGGATTGATACAGACGCTCTACTTTTCAGCCAGCCTGATTACGGAGAGCAAGCTCTGAACATTGTCGAAGACATCGTAAGAGCTAACGTTGTGGACCTTATCGTGGTAGACTCTGTCGCCGCGTTGACCCCTAAAGCTGAAATTGAAGGGGACATGGAGAAAAACCATGTAGGTTTACAAGCCCGTATGATGTCTCAGGCTCTTCGTAAACTCACTGCCGTCGTACACAAGACAGACACTTGTTTAATGTTTATCAATCAGACGCGCCAAAAGATTGGTGTGATGTTTGGTAACCCGGAGACCACTCCCGGAGGTAATGCCCTAAAGTTCTATTGCTCCATACGAGCCAGTATCCATCGCTCTTCTGCCATTAAGAAGGGTGAAGAGATTGTGGGTAATGTTGCTCGCGTGAAGGTCGTAAAGAACAAGCTCGCTCCTCCGTTCAAAGAGGCGAGAATTACCATCTTGTTTGGTAAGGGCATTGACCACTGGGGAGACGTGGTTGATATGGCAGTTGAACGCGACCTGATCATTAAGTCAGGGGCATGGTTTAAGTACGAAGGGGAGTCCATAGGCCAGGGCAAGGCCGGAGCTATTAAGTGGCTTAAGGAAAACCCTGAGCAAGCTAGTAGTATTGAGTCGGTACTAAGAAAGGGGTTGACTTAGACTCTGCTGGGTACTATAGGTATAGCTATGAAAATGATTGAGACAACGCTCACCATAGGGCGTACTATTAATATGGGAAACTTTGAAAGCCTCCGTGTGGATCTTTCCATTAAGGCCGAAATAGATTCCGACAACTATTCAGAAGACTTGAAATCCTTAGAGGAAACTCTTACGGGACATATTGAGGGCGTTATTCATAGAAAGATTAACGGACCCCCCGATGTGGTTGAGGCTTCAGGGGAAGAGTTTATATAATATGTGGTTTATTGCTTTTTTATTGATGTCCTCGCACGCCCCTGTGGTTGCGGCCCCTAATGGCAGGACCCCGTGTAACCATGATGTGGTGTGTGGAAAGGGCGAGTGCTGGGAAGGTATTTGCGAGGCTGACGGGTACTGTCAGGCGTACTGGACTTGTGTATGAAGATTGCTTTGTACTCAGACTTGCACGCCCACCCGTACAGTAACGGTGTGTTGTTAGAGCACGGATCTAACAGCCGCGTTCTAGATGCTTCTAACGTAATAGGTCAGGTGTATTCTTACGCTATTGATAACGGGTTGGCGCACGTACTGTTTGGTGGAGACCTTTTTGACCGACGTAAGAGTATAGACGTAGACACGTATAACACCATCCACAGGTGCATCCAGAACTGGTCCGAGCAGGTCTCTACGGTGATGATACCGGGTAACCACGATCAGGCTAACAAGTCCGGTACCATACATGCCCTTCAACGCTTTCAGTCGCCTACTTGTAAGATTTTTAGCAAGCCTGAATGGGTTCCCTTGTCAGACGATGTTCACTTATTCGGGGTACCTTACTACGACGACGGGGAAATCATAGCTAAGCACGTTCGGGAAGGGTTAGAGGACAAGCCTGAAGGTAAGAGGCATATCTTGATGCTTCACTACGGTATTGAGGGTGCGAAGATCGGACCCTCTGATTACGTACTGCCCTGCGAGTTGAAGTTGCCGATGCTATGTCTTGACGAGTGGGACATAGTATTCAGTGGGCATTATCACATCGGACAACAGCTAGGGAGCAAGTTCCATTACATTGGATCAGCGATGCAGCACCGTTGGGACGATGTCGGCTTTGAAAAGACTTTCGTTGTTTATGATTCAGATACTAATTCTATTTCTCGGGTACCTACCGTAGCTCCAAAGTTTTTGGAGATTAGAGGTAAGACTAAAGATCATGACGTGAAAAATTGCTTCGTTAGAATTATCAGAGATTATGAAATATCTTCTGATAAGAAGCCTAAGATTGAAGCGTCTCTAAAAGATAAGGGAGCCCTATCCGTAGAGTTTAGGTATGAGCCTGAAAAAGAAGATTTAGAAACTTCAGAGAGGATAACCTTCTCTGAGTCAGGCGGTAAGTATCAGATTTTAGATGACTATATTTCTTCTGATTTGGTAGATACCGCTGAGTTTGATTTGGATAAATTGCTTAATATTGGCAAAGAAATCCTTTCTCGGGCAATGGATTGATGATGAATGGTATCTTATCTTCTATATTTTATACTCTATGCTTAATTACCTCCCCCCCAGGAGACATACTAGAGGAAGAGTATTGTGTGATTGCTGGGCCGGATGGGACAGACGCTGAGTTAGAAGCTCACATGGAGGAGACTCTGTACGAGGAGGAACTCATTTTTACGGCTATTAACCGCTGTAAGAATGCGACTCCGTCTAAGGTTAAGCCTGATCTTATTCGTGACCTTTTAGAGATTGAAAAGAAAGCGGGCGTACCGAAGAAGTATCGCGGGATGGTGCTGGCGGCTGCATGTAGCGAGTCAGGTTACAACCCTAATGCGGTTGGTGATAGCGGAAAAGCTGTAGGTATTTTGCAGATGTGGCCTTGGTGGGAGCGTAGTAGGTATAAGGTTAACCGACGCGATCCGTACCAGTCGGCCATGGCGTGGACTGCTCAAATAATGAGGACGGTACCCAAAGCTATTAAAAAGTGTGGTAAAAGGCGGGGGTTCTTAACAGCGTGGTCCTGGGTGGCTGCCGGTCCTAAGAAGTGGCGATGTAGGTCCCCCCGGCATTACACTCGACTGAAACGCTGGCAGCGGAAAGTAAAAAAAGAATTAGGCATCTAAGTTAAGTGCCTTCGTAGCTCAGTTGGATAGAGCAACGGCCTTCTAAGCCGTAGGTCACAGGTTCGAATCCTGTCGAAGGTGACCTAGTTTACAAAACCCTCCGTGGGCATTTTTATCAATATACGATTGAGGGCGAGTTGGTCGTGGGCTTCTTGTAGAGCTTTTTGGAAGTTAGATACGTCAGATTTACGCAACTCGTCTAACATCCCCCACAGGGAGGCGTTCTCATCTTCCAGAATGCTTATTCTCAACTCTAGTTCTTTGATGATAGCTTCCCACTCCATGATTTCTCCTATTTTCTGGTTCTTACTCTGATCTCAACCAGACCTTCGTTTATCTTCTCAAGAGCGCGTTCTAGCATGTGCTCTTGCTCTATCAGTCTTTCTACGATGTGTTCTTGGTGGTACTGGAGAGTTTCTTTTGCGTTTTTTTCGTACTCTTTTCGGTCCTTGTTCATCCGGTGAGTGGTCCATAAAAGAGAAGCAGTCCAGAGGCCAAGAGGCCCGTACTGAGCTAAAGCGTTAAGAAACTCTATTTCCATGCCGCGTCCTTCACCTAGATAAGTAGTTCTTCCTCGTCCTCACTTCTCTGACCAGAGAAATTAGAAGACGTTCAAGGTATCTCCAAAACGATACAAGAGCCGTTCAGAACTTGTATACGTGTGTTTAGTTCTAAAGAAAAAAAAGATATATTTTTTTTATCTATTTTTATATCGCCAATTGCTTCCCCACTAAATATTGGGTTGCCTGCTACAAAACAGGTAACTAGAGATTTAGTAGGTGCGGTTGGTTTTATTTTAGGGGATTCTGGCTTGTTGTGGTTGATTACAGCTAATACGGTTAGCGCTATCGCAGCCACTCCAAACCAAAATATTGCGTTATCGAACAAGTACTTCATTGGCACACATTCTCGTCCAGTATTTGCAGTAAGTTAGAAAGTAACTCTTCTGGGTTTATGGATAAATTAAACCAACTACCTCCTGTCGCTTGAGCTAAGTTTTCCCAAGTGTTTTTAAAATCCACTGTAGTGAATGTATAAAGTTTTAAATCTTCAGAAGTACTAAGTGTTGTTTCTACTTCTAGTGGGTTTAGTGGTGGGGATAAGAAGGATTGCGGCTGTTCGTCGCTAAATAAGATTATTACTTGCTTGGCGTCCTCCCTCCACGTAGGTGGGAAGCTTATGATTGGGGGATCAGAAAACACACCGTTACCCCAAGTAAGATCTTCCAACATATGCGGAGTAACTCCTCCGAGGGGGAACACGCTTAGGTATACCGCGTCTAAAAGCATTTCTTTGCCGCCAGATAGCGGGAGAGTAGCGGCTACGGACAACGCCCCTATGAAGGCAGAGAACCCCCCTAAGTCGGAGTGTAGTGTGAGGTACTCGTCTGAGAAAATATTTGTAGAATTTGCAGAGGTAGGTCCGATGATTAGCCCCCACTGAAGGGTCTCTTCGTCTGTATACTGGAGTGCAAAGGTCTGAAGTGCGATCAGTACTGCGGATATTTCTGTGTCCATGCTCCCAGACATATCTACGATTAGTAGGATGTCCGTAGGATCCATGGGTTCCCCATAGTCGGTTATCCCGTCACAGTCGTCGTCTACTCCGTTGCACACTTCTTCTTGTGGAGTAGTTTCTCCAAAACATAAGTTTGGGATGAAACCGTCTGGAGTATAGGACCCCCAGCTACCTTCTACGCACGTAAGATCTCCTCCGTGACAAATACCTACGTCTAAAGTGCTTGCGGGGCCTGTGTAGCACTCTCCGGCCAGGTCCTCGTCAATGAGATCGTCACAGTCGTCGTCAAAGTTGTTACATAGCTCTTCTTCTGGATGCCCTAGCGTAGGGTCGCAGGTTTCCCCCTCCACGGGTAAGAACACGCAGAGAGCAAAACACTCCGTCATGCCGGTAGTTGAACACAGGGGGTCTAAGCATTCGCATGTCTTAAACCCTTGTCCACAGGTTAAGGGATCTTCATTGCAAGGGAGCAGCGTACCTATAAGCTCGGGAGGACATTTACAAAGAAGCCCCTCGTCTACGGCACCGTCACAGTCGTCGTCTATGCTATTACATATCTCTTCTGTAGGTTCCGTAGCCGTGCAGTTGGCCCACTCGCCTGCGATACAGATCTGGTACCCCGTGTCACAGTCCGTAGAGCAGGGCTCTACTAAATCTTCGTCTACGGCACCGTCACAGTCGTCGTCTATGTTGTTGCATACTTCCTCGGGGGGGAAACCGCACCCACCACAACTGTTAGTTTGGCCTTCGTCTATTTCTCCGTCACAGTCGTTGTCTAGGTAATCACACACTTCTTCAAAACAGGGAGATGTGCATTCTCCGTATTGGTAGTTCCCCTTGTTACAGTATATGTTTTGTGTTCCGGGGAACCCGTCTTCCGTAGTGCAGTCTTGGTTCCCTTGTAGGTATATGCTCGGATCACACTCAAAGTACTCTATGCACTCGCCTACAGATAGTACTTGAGGTGGGTCTTGGCAGATGTCTACGATTACTTCGGCCTGCCACACGGCGTTGAGGGGAGGACAAAACCAAAACTGGCTTCGGTAGCAGTCGTATTCGTAAGTGTCCTCTTCTACGTCCTCCTCTGCATCCCCTGGAGAGGATTGAACTTCGGAAATAACGTCGAGAACAGGAAGAGTGCCCCATTTAGGAGGGGAGCAAGAGCTGAGTAACAAAAAAGTAAATAAATACGTTAACTTTAAAAATAGACGATTAGAACATTTGTTAGTTAGGGGCATTTATTTACTTCATATAGGTTTCAACTTCTTATTTATGGTTGGTATTAATAATATCTTCGTCAAGAAATATAATTAACAAGTACCTTCTGCGTATAAGGACGCAAAAACGCCATCTAAAGCGTCAACTAAGACAGCCGCTATTAATTTTTTATTGCCGACGTATCCTTTTTTGGCGTGCCATTTGTCTTCCCCTGACAAGCTTGGGAGTTGGTATCTAATGAACCCTCGGTCTTCCTCTACTTTTTCGTGGTGCAAGTGCCCGGTGAAGACCATCTTGTGATCACACTTACCCCAGGCGTCTCTAGCTTCAACGGCGGCTAGTCGAGCTAGGTCAGAAGTCTTGCTTACACCGTCACCGTGGTGAAAACAGAGTAGGTTGTTTTCATACACAAGGTATTGCCTGTGCTGGGCAGACCTGACGGTAGTTACTTCTTTACAGCTTTTGTACCAAGCCTGGAGGTACAGGTGCAGACTAACGCTTAGAAGTTGGTCGTGGTTTCCGGCCATTAGCACCATCTGTATTGGAGCCACTTGTCTTAGCAAGTCGATGTAGTCGGTCATGAGTTCGCACCCTGTGGTGAGGATGTCACTCATGTTTCCGTCGTTGTCTTGTGGAGTCCCTGATGTTGTTGTGCCGTGATAAGTGTCCGCGTTGAAGAAGTCAGACCCTATCCCAATGATGATTTTTTCAGGACGCCCATGTTTTGTAATGTCTGCTAGAACTTTCTCGGTAGACGAGAATAGGCGCTCCCTGGCAGTCGGGCGGTCGTAGTGTTCCCCGCACTCGTACACGTCGCCACGCTTACCCCAGTGAAAGTCTGTAGGGGTTATGACTGCGGTGTATCTTCTTTTAGACTTAGGAATGCTTAGTTTTGGGACTCCTCTAGCTCCACCTGTTTCTGTTATGTTTTCTAGTCTTCTGAGAGTAGAGGCTTCGTACTCTCTCCACCTTAGTGCGTCTTTTTGAATCTCCTTCCACTTATCTCTTTCTAGACGTGTGTAGAGAGCGGCTCTTCTGATTTGAAGAGCTTCTTGAGCAAGCTCGTCTTCCGATCGAGACATGATCTCCTCAGAAGTAAAAGGCTCTCTGTCGTGAGTTATCTCGTGTACCCGTAAATATTTTACGATCCAATTTCGAGGTAGCTGAAATGTTCGGGCAAGCTCGTTAACAGACGCAGGGTGTCCATCAAAGTTGCTATATGCCCGCAGGAGGTCACGATGTACCTCCCCAGGGAGTTCGATTGCGTGAGGCACGCCAGGAAGATACGTAGTGTACGTGTCTCGATCCTCGTCAAACCATATACGCTTATTACTTACGTATTGTTTAGAGCTAGATTTATCTACTTTTGGCTCGGGAGGCACGTCCTCGTCAGGAGCCACGCTCTGGACAAAAAGAGGCTCTAGTTGTACTAGGTGGCCTACCTCTTGTCGAGCCAACAACCACCTCCCCCACGCTTTTAACTCTTCGTCTTCAAAAGGGAGATCCTTGTAAGTTCTTTGTATCCTAGACCACTCTCTATTTTTAACGTAGTTAAGGAAATATTGGTTTATCAGTTCTGTGGCTACGTACCACTTTTCTGGAACTCCTTCAGTTTCTTGCTTTTCTAAATTGAAAGCCCTAACTAACTTCCTTATCTTTCTTGCGTCAGACTCTGAAACTTTAAACTTTTGAGAAATTCCTTTGTCGTTTAACCCGGTTAAAGATTTCCTTCTAAGGAGACTTTGAGCTATCTCCACTATTCTTGTTTCCAGGTCCATAAGCTATAACCCCCATGAGTATTCTGGAGTACAGGCGTACTTTACTAGAACTAGCACGAGTGACCTAAAAAATTATCTACAACGACTGTGGTAACATTTTGTTAAACACCTGTTAAAATACTAAAGTAGTCTTATTGTGGGATCTTCGTAGTTGACAACTCACCCAGCATGGGAGAAGGTGATGGCCGAACATAGGTTCTGAGGAGGTACACGCGGTTTGACCCAGGATGGGGCACAACGGCTTATTGCCAACACGCTTAAGGCAAAAGAGGCCGCTAAGGAGTGGGAGGCTGTGGCGTCTGTATTGGCAGATGCTTTAGCAGCATTAGACTTTTCTGACATCGGTATAGATATTGAGCCGTATAGATCTGCGGTCGCTATTTCAGCGCACATAAAAAGTGGGGAACTTCAAGAAGTTCTAGATATTATAAAAAACGGGTAAAGAGACGTGGAAATATCAAAATTAAAGATAGAGAATTTTTTAATTATTGGACAAGCAGATATAGACCTGAGTAACAGGGGGCTTTGCCGAATTGCGGGAGAGAACTCTGATGATACGACTTCTTCAAGTAATGGGTCTGGTAAGTCTTCTATTATTGAAGCTATTTATTGGTGCTTGTTTGGGGAAACTCTCAGAAATATTAAATCTGCTGACGGAGTGGTTAACCGGAAAACTAAAAAGAACTGCTCGGTGGTTCTGGAGTTTTCGGAAGAAGGTAACCTTTACCGAGTAGAAAGATACCGGAGACATACCAAGCACAAGAACAACCTCTACCTGTACATCAACGGGGTGGATTCTAGGGGCAAGGACAACAGAGACACTCAGAAGTACATCGAGGGCGTGATTGGCATGGACAAGATGTCCTTCGCCAACTCTGTTGTTTTTGGACAAGGTCACAGTAAGAACCTAAAGCGGTTCTCAGAGATGACCGACTCTGAGAAGAAAGAGACATTAGAGAGCATCCTTAACTTGGACGTGTTCGTTAAGTCTTATGAGGCTGTAAAGGGCTCTCTTAAAGAATTGGAGGTTTCTCGGGAGCACGCTGCTGATAAAGCTAAGGATCTTTTTGAGCGTGTGAGTTTCTGCGAGGAAAAACTTGCAGAGGCTCTTAAGAAAGCTGAAGATTTTGACACGAATAAGGCTGTTGAGGTCTTGGGGCTAGAAGACGCAGAGACCGCTCTGGAGGAGACGATAGGTGGCCTTCGGGAGCGCATTCAGTCCTTGGGGGATAATCTGGTCAGTAGTGACGATGCTGAAGAGGGCATAGCTGCCGCTGAAGAACTTCTTAGCGCTCACTTAGAGCTTAAGTCTTCCTTGTCAGAGCTTTATACTGAGAAACGTAACAAAGACCTTTTGATAAAGAGGGGAATTGAGAGGGACGTTGCGGCGTTAGAGGCGAAAGTAGAAGCACTCTTAGACCCCGATCATGACGGGGAGTTGTGTTCTTCTTGCGGGCAAAAGGTGACTGAGTCGGGCCTAGTTATGGCTAAGGACGGCTATGAGTTTAATATTCAGGACATGTCCCGTTCGGTAGAGACCTTAGACAACCGCCTTAAGAAACTGAAGAAGGGGTACACCCTGAAGGTTTCAGCTATTGAGGAGGACATCTCGCAAGTACGGGAGTTTATCTCTGAGCAAAAGGTCCGCGTAAAAGAGGCTTCTGATCTTAAGAATAAATATTTAGAGCTTACGTATAAGTTGGAAGCTAGGGAGGAGATGTTAGCTAGCTATAAAGATGCTATTTCTAAAGCTAGGTCCTCAGAAAACGTGTGGAAAGCTACTGCTAAAGAATGGGCAGATGAAGTGTCTAAACTCAACGAGAAGGTTTCTCAGTTTGAGGAAGACGTTCAAAACATGGACGGGGATATCAGCTACTACACGTTCTGGAAAAAAGCCTTTTCCAGAAAAGGTATTCGTTCCTACCTGCTGGATCAGATTGTTCCTTTCCTCAATGAGCGAGTTGCTCACTACCTTGACATCCTTACGGATGGGGGCATCGAGGCTACGTTCCACACCGTCAAGACGTTGGCTTCTGGAGACAAGCGGGAGAACTTTAATTTAGAAATATCTAATAAGAACGCCGCTGATACTTACGAAGGTAACAGTGGGGGCGAGAAACGACGTATTGACCTGGGTGTGGCGCTAGGTTTTAATGATTTCTTGGCGTCTAGGTCGGGGAAGAGGTTCAATTTACTTCTTTTAGACGAGGTATTTGAAGGTGTGGACGCAGACGGTCTTTACTACGTGATTAAGGTGCTCGAAGACATCGCACGTAGGAAGTCCTCGGTCTTTGTCATCACGCACCGAGATGAGCTTAAGAGCTACTTTTCAGACGAGATTCTCATGCAGCGAGAAGACGGGCTGAGCTATGTGGAAGGAACAACTTCCTAAAGAGTCTGAAGAGACTACACTTTGTCCTTGGTGCGGTCGATCTTGTGTGTTAGTGTATGTGCATGGACACGGACAGTGTTCTTTATGTGGCGTAAATATAGAGCCTTGCTGCCAGGGTGCCCCTGGCGTTGTTAAAGAGGACAACTAAGCCGGAATGGTGGAACTGGTAGACACAAGGGACTTAAAATCCCTCGCCCGTTTGGGCGTGCGGGTTCGATTCCCGCTTCCGGCAGTGATTACAGGAGTATAAAATGACAATTATGAGTCGTGTGAGTGCTCAGAGCTTTGCTGATGAGCTTCTTACCGTTCTTCCTGAGGGGAAGTTACTGGATCCGCTAGATTACGTTACGGCGTTTAATCTACAGAGGGAGGTCCCTCTGGGAAAAGATACTTTTAAGAAGTACGTAAGTCTTGTGTACAAGGCTGGGTGTGCCCCTTCCCTGCGGAGGGAAAAGGCCGCTTCTGGAAAATTTCAGTATTTTTTAGAAAAACCTTCTAAAGGTCTTACCCCTCCAGTCGTGGGGTCCCCGTGTGTCTCTGATACTGCGTTGTCTGCGTTTGTGCAGAGGGTGCAGGGGGTTATGAAGCCTCGCAGGTGGTACACAGTTGCTACTGTGCGTAGGTACCACAACATGAAATTCTCTAGACCCCTCAAAGGGCGCACGTTTCGGTACTATATGGGACTTGCATTTCGTCGTGGCCTTTGGGATGGTCTGGAGCGTAGGAAGGAGCGTGGGATGTACAAATACAAGTGGGGGGAGGGAGAGAATGCTTCGTTTACTCCTGTGGTGGAAAAGCAACAGGGTGCTTCTCTCCCGTCAGCGTCGTCATGCGTTTCATGCGGAGGTAGCTCTCCTGTCGGCGCTAATTTTTGTATGCACTGTGGGAGTGCTTTGGGCACATTCATTCGTGTAGTAGTTCAAGAGGAATGCTTTTCGGCTATGATCCCTGCGGGAGACGAAATAACGGATGCTTTTGTTCGTGAGTTGGTGTGTTCTCGTATACGGAAAGGCGTAGTGGGTTCTACGTCGGCGGACGATGGAGCGATTACGTTTACGGTGGGGGGTCCTCGTGGGTCGAATTAGCGTTGAGTCTAGTCTTGTAAAGTCTTTGGGGTATGACCCCAGCACCTCGACGTTGGAGGTGGAGTTCCACAACGGATCGGTGTACGTATACGACGGAGTTCCCGCGAGTGTTTACGAGGACATTATGGCGTCCGAGTCCGTAGGGAAGGAGTTTAATCGCCTTGTAAAGCGCGAGGGGGCCTACCCCTACACGAGAATGTAATGGCTGGTGTGTTTGCGTATTTATCCTATTTGTCGGTTTACTACCTTGTGTTGGTGGTTGTTGATGTAATAGGTAGCGTTAGGGAGTATAAAAAAACTCTTTTATCGTCAGAAGTTCCTCAGAATATTAGTTTTAAAATAGATTTTAATTCTGATTTAGCTGTAGCCGCCCTAATTTATTTAGTGTCCTATTATTCTGGGGTTTTTGATGGCTGACTATGACGAAGTTATAGTGGTGGACTTTGACGATACCATTTGCCGCTTTAACGAGGACTTTTCTTGTAAAGACCTTGTTCCTGGGGCACGAGAGTACATGGGGAAGCTTCAAGAGGCGGGGTATAAGCTCGTAATCAGTTCTGCCCGGAACAACGTGTCTTACGGGGGTGTCGGGGGGACACCTCATTGTCTTATGACGCGGTTTCTGTGGAAGAGCGACATTCCTTTTGACAAGGTTGATTGCGGCAGTGAGGGGAAGCCCGTTGCTTACCGTTATATAGACGATAAAGCGGTGGGCTGTCCCCTTACCCCGGAGGGGTTTGTGGATTGGCCGAAAGTTTATAATCTTATAGTGGGAGATTCTTAAATCTGTAAAATCTCTGAGAAATCTTGACAATCGACCTCCTAAATACCTAACCTCTCGGCATGAACTCTCGCGACATCCTAGTCTCAGAAGCCGGAGAGCATTTACTGGGGCTATTTAGGGCTTTGATGCAAAGCCCTCGGTTTCGAGAATTTGTCGATACGAATTTCGTTATAAAGCAGTATTATGATAGCTCTGACGGAAAGATCCTTAGGGTTGAAATAGAAGATAAATCTAATGAAAGCAGTTCGCACTATGCCAAAGAGTCTGTCCATTGAAGACCTAGATTCGCTAGACATAATACCGGTTTCCGCGTCTACGAGAAGCAAGGCTGGTAAAAAGGCTAAGAGAAAGGGTTCTACTTTTGAGAGATCCTTATGTAAGTCTTTTTCTAATTTCTGGGGATCTAAGTTTTTCCGAACGCCAATGTCGGGGGGCTCTCAACTTAAGCATGATTACAACCTCGCTGGGGACATCAGCACCCCGGATGAGGCGTTCCCGTATCACGTCGAGGCTAAGAACCAGCAAGCTTTGAAGGGTTTTTACACGATTTTCACGTCGTCTAAGTGCCCTGTGTGGAAGTGGTGGACACAATGCACTACGGAGTGTCCTCCCGGTAAAGTACCTCTTTTAGTATTTACAAAAAATTATATGCCGCCCTTTGTTTGCATTCCGCACCTGTACGGGAGTTTGCTGGAGGGTGTGAGTTCGGACTTAGGTAAAGCTGACGTACACAATATGTCGAGCGAGTTTATCCGTGTTCGGGGATGCATTATGATGACCTTAACAAGGTTTCTTATCTTTAATAAAGAGATCCATTTAAAGTGCTCGGAGGAGTACTTAGCGTGGGGGAACAAGTATGACTTTAAGACCAGCCTCCATTCGTCGTCTATTGAGACAGTTTTACGTAAAACCTCTAAATAAATGTCCCGCGTGTGGGAAAGTGTTGTTGCACTGCGTGTGCGAAGACAACAGCTTAGATAAATAGGAAGACGGTAATGCAGAAGTCCTACTATGTGGCACTAGACATACAGAACCTTTGGTATTCTTGCAGGTACGTCCACGGACCTAACTACCGTGTAGATTACCGGGCGTTGTTGGATTTCTTTGATGAGATTGTCAACGACGACGATGCTTCTGTGAAGGTGGTGGCTTACTTGATAGCCAGCCCTAACCACGATCAGAGCAGTTTCATTAACACCCTCAAGATGCTCGATATGACGGTTAAGAAGCGCAACTTGCATTACGACAGTGATCGGAGGCACGCCCAGAATACTAACTGGGACGTTGGCATCACCGCTGATGCGTTCTTTAACGCCCCCGAATATGATGCTTTCATACTGGTTAGTGGGGATGGGGATTTTAGGTATCTTGTAGATCCCCTAATGGATATGGGCAAAGAGGTGCTGGTGTGCTCTTTTGAGAAAGCTCTCAGTAAGACGTTGGCCAATAGCGTAGATAGGGTATTTTATTTAGAGGATGATCTCGTCTACGACCCTAAAGCTCGCCATGAAGAGCGCCAAAAACATTATACGTCAGGTTAGTAGTGGGAAACTCCACCAACAACAAAGGTTTGGGGCTTTCTGATAAACAGGTAGAAGCTCTGCGAATGGAGAATCTGGGGGTTTGGTGTGCCCTTAATGATTTTAAGGTGGACCACAAGCCGTTTACTTTTAAAAATAGAAAGTTCCTAAAAGACATTTACCTCTGTAACAACTCGCACATCACTGTGCGTAAGTGTACTCAGGTGGGTCTTACTATTTGGATGATTTTAAAGGTCCTCCACCAACTAAGATACTCGCAGTCTACGGGTAGGAAGATTGCGCGTAAGGCAGGATTTTACTTCCCCGTATTTGACTCCGTAGCCAAGTTTTCAAAAGACAGACTACGTCCTTTAATCTACGGCATTCCTGAATTCAATGAGACGTTGTCTAGCGCTCCAAGTATTGACCTTGTTCAGTTTGGAACAAGCTCTCTTTACTTGTCCTATACTGGTGGTGTGGCCTCTATGGACTCCACCCCTATGGACATCTTGTGCCTAGACGAGGTTCGCTTGATGCAGCCCTCTACTATCAACCAGTTAGAAGAGCGCCTAAGTGGTTGCTTAGACCCGTCGCTGTATAAGATTTCTACTGCGGGTTACCCAAACGACGCTATCGACAAGTCCTTCATGCTTGGCGATCAGCGGTACTGGCACACCAACTGTAATTGCTCGGACGGGATTATCCTACCGGACGCCTTTCCTCAGTGCGTCGGGCAAAGAAGAAACACTAAAAGCGGCAAACCAGAATTTTTCTACAGATGCCCTAAATGTGGGAAAGAAGACTTGGATCCTCAGGACGGAGGGTATGTGGTTCACAACCCGCAGTCTGATTACGCCAGTTTTCATATCCACCAGTTACTGTCCCCTGCTAAGTCAGCCAAAAACATTTGGGAGAGGTACGTTACTACGGATAACCCGAAGGAGTTCTGGAACGCTACTCTTGGGAAACCTTATGTGGATGAGGATAACGTCGGTCTTACGGACGCTGAGATTCAGGGGTGTGTGAATACCGATCTGTCTTGGAACACCAAGGTAAACAACACTTGTATGGGAATTGACCAAAGGTCGGGGAACATGCACGTAGTGGTCGCTAAGTACATTGGTGACAAGAAGCGCATCGTACACATCGAGGTAGTAGACAACCAGTTAGACAAGTACAAAGAGGCTGGTAAGATCGTATCCCCGTTTAAACGTATGTATGAGATGATGAGGGAGTTTGATGTAGACCTGTGTGTTCTTGATGCTCTTCCCAACGCTAATGAGGCTAAGGACTTTGCCAGAGCCTTCCCCGGCAGAGTGTTCTTGTCTTACTACAAAGAGAGCACTGATATGGTGCGTTGGTCGGACAAGAAAGCTTCTGCTTCAGAAAAACCGCACTCTCGTAAAAGCAGTGATGACCTGAAATTTAAGTGGGTAGTGTTTTTAGATAGGTATAAAAGTATAGATTATGCCTTACGGCAGTGGGTAGGAAGGCGTGTTGAGTGTCCTAACCCGCGAGGGCTGATCCAAGAACTGAGGAATATGAAGACAGGGGCGTATGATCCGTCCTTTGTGTGCGAAGACGAGTTCTTTAAGCACCTCAAGGCAGTTGTGAGGGAGTTAGTCCAAAACAGGAACGACCCTACCAACTACAGGTATAGGTGGAATTATCTTGGACTAGACCCTCACTTACTCCATGCTTGGAACTACTGCTGCGTGGCATTAGAGAGGAAAAAACGCTCGTTTACCTTTGAGTTTATATAGGGGCAATTATGGCAAGGACACCAGTTACGTCCAGTGACGACTTAGAAGAACATGGGAAACGTAAGAGTCTTATCGTTAACCCCGATAAGGCTATTGAGCTTCGACGAGTAGACGTTATCCGTCGTCGGCTGCGCGGGGAGACTATCTCTAGTATTGCAGATTCTCTTGCTTGTTCTGTAAGCACTATTAACAACGATCTGAAGGCTATTAGAGCCGCCAACAACAGCGCTATTAAAGAGTTCAACCAAGAAGACTATGTGGGAGACACTCTCCAGACGTTTAAAAAGATAGAAGAAGAGTCGTGGATGCAGGTTTTTGCCCTGGGTACTGGAGATTCTAGAAAAGCTAAATTTTTAGATTCTATCCGCGCTACTAGAAAGGAAGCTATCAAGCTTCTTCAGAGTAGTGGGCTTTTGCACAAAGAAGCGCAGAAGGTGGAAATTCAAGTCACCTCTGAAGCTATCAGCGGTTGGTCTTCAGACCAGAAGATGCTTGTAGCAGACGCAGTTATTGAGGCGGCTATTATTGACGCGGACTTTGAAGAGGCTGCGCCAGAGTTTAACTCTTTGCCTAAGCCGACTGAGGACCTATCGCTTAAAGACATCGCCGTCTTTTCGGATGACTAATGCAGCGGTCTTTTATTAAGTGGGTCGGGGGCAAGTACCGTAGCCTTTCTCAGATTCTCCCTAAATTTCCTAAAAAGTTTAAAACTTATTATGAACCCTTTATAGGTAGTGCAGTCTTATTCTTTAACCTAAAGCCAGAAGTCTCTATATTAAATGACTTTGAGTTTAATTTAGTTTCTACGTTTCGAGCAGTACGGGACCACTGTGGTGACGTGTGTGAAGAGCTAGAGGCTCTTAGTAATGACCCTCTCACTTATTACGAGGTTAGGAAGTCTTTTAACGAGGGCGCGTCTGCGGTACCCGCAAGAAGTGCTGCACAGTTCATCTACATGAACAAGTGCGGGTTTAATGGGTTGTACCGCGTGAATAGAAAAGGTGCCGTTAACGTGTCTTACGGTCGCCGTTCGGGATCTCCTCACCAAGATTACCAAAACATAAGACAGTGTAGTGATATTCTGAAGGGTACTCAGATTATGAATGCCCATTACGAGGAAATTTTAAGGCTTACCAGAAGTGAGGACTTTGTGTACATGGACCCTCCTTACTACAAGGAGGCCCACAATTCGTTCACAGGTTATAACCCCACACCCTTTGGCCCGGAAGACCATGAGAGGCTCGCTTTAGAGTGCAAGTTCATGTCTAAACGGGGGGTTTTGTTCGCCCAAAGTAACTCTGATACAGAATTTATTAGAAATTTGTATAAACAGTATAATATTTACCCTATAAATACCACTAGGACCGTATCCGTAGATGCGTCGGTTAGGGGGAGTGTTACTGAGATCCTGATTACCAACTACGAAGTGAGTGATAATGCGGCTAGCTGAGAGACATAGGCTTAACCCACGTAAGAAGAAAGAGGAGCCTAAGAAAGAGGAACCTAAGAAAGACCCCTCAGTCAAATTACGTAGGGGAGGTAGGGACGTAGGAGCGCCTGTTGTTTACATAAACAAGGGAGTTTACGACGCCCCCTCACACGCAGAAGAAGAGTCCTCTGAGGATTTACTGAATCGTTTAAATTCTTCTTTTGGGTTAAAACTCGAAGACGACGCAGATAAGCTTCTAGTTGAAATTTTTAAAAGAGGATGGAAGGTCTTAGGGTTTGACCTAGCCTCTGGAAGAACATACGGAATTAGGTTTAATCGATCTGTGGGAGAGCAAAAGTCTCGCACTTTTGTGAAAAAGGCTGAAAGCCTTAAAAAATTGCTTTTATTGGCGCTCGAACAGGTTCTCAATCACGAAGAGAGCCGATATAAGAATCGTATGGATAAAATTCGGCGTGGGAACTAAAAATGTA